GCTGCCAATTTCAATTATACCGGTAAATCAGAGAGAAAAGGGGGTGTTATCTCCATACGAAACAACACTATACACAATAAAACCCTCTGGAAACAATATAAAACTGCAAAGAAAATCCGAGAAGTATTTGGTGAACAGAATGTATATTATAAACCATATTCCACCAAATATAGATATGTGTATTTTAAAGATAAGAAATACCAAAAAGAACTGAAATATAGTATAGTGCCGTATCCAAAAAGGGTAGTAACCGGGTTGAGCGCTGGGACGCATGGAGAGTGAATAAGAATTAATTGCAACTGGCATAGAAAGTGTCGCAGAAAAACAACAGAAAGTTGCGAAAAAACAACAGCGAAAACCCTTGACAATTGCCGCAATGTGCCATAGAATCCAACCATGATGATTAATTTTGCAATGTTTACCGAGTCCGGCAACGCTGCCGTGGCGAAGATTGTCGAATGCGCTGAGACTGCGGAGCTCCCGTGGTCTACTGTGGATCGCATGTTGACCGCTCTGGCGACCCATCCACTCTACTCTGAGGCGACCGATACGGCGGTGCGAGAAGCCGTCTATTACACTCTTGGTTTTGATAAGGCCTGATATGACCTACACCTACTCTGACGATTATATCTCCGACCTCCACAAGGATGCCTATGGTATGCGGCCTGGTGAGGGGTTCTGGACCCGTTGGTCTACAGCGACCGATGCCGAGAAGCAACAGGAGTGGGACTGGTTGGTGCAGGTCCTTGAGCGGTCTATGGAAGAGGAGAAGCTTAATTTCCAGTCCTGCATTGCTCGCTTCGAAGAGCGCTTGGCGGGTCTGCTCGAACTAGGCGCCAAAGATAAGGCGATGGCCATTCGGTGGTTGGACGAGGCGTACCAGACCAATGGCGACCTCGAATTCCTAGAGTGGAATCTGGGACTTCCCTTTGGCCACTTGAAGACTGTTGCGTGAAAACAACGGGTTCCGAGGGGGGCTTGACAATTGCCCGGATCCAGATAGAATGGCACCATACTAAGTGAGGTTGATATGACGATTCTGATGATTGCTCTGGTTCTGTTCTCCGTTCTGATTCTGGCTGGTTCTCTGGTCGGTTCTTCGGTTTCTACCCTCGGCTAAGATTTGCCGCAATAAACCCTTGACTCTGATAGGATACTGGTGTCCGCTATGAATATTGATGATATTAATGCCCTTTGTGCTGAGATAGCCGAAGAAACCCTTACTGAGGCTGTGAATGATTACTGTGATATGCTTGATGAGGAATGGATTGCCATGATGGAGGCCAGTTTCCCTCGGTATCACGGTCCAGATATTGATTGTGAATTTTAACAGGAGTCCGAGTTGGCTTTGCCAGACCGAAAGGCGTAAGGACTCCTGTTGCTTTTTTACTACACTCTGTAGCTCTTGACAATTGTTTAAATGTGCCCTATACTGGCACCATGTTGATTTTGAAAGGAAATGAAATGACTGCTCGTCCCGGTTCTTTGAATGATATGGCTACCACTCTGGCTGCGAAGCGTACTGCTCTCAAGGCACTCCGTGCGGAGGTGAAAGACCTCGCCGCTAAGGTGAAATCTGAGCGAACCATCGCTAAAACTGTTAAGGCTGATGCGGCTGCCCTGCGCCGTGTGGCTCGTGAAGCGAAGGCCGCTGCGGCTGCTGAGAAGCGTGCAGCTCGTATCGCTGCTCTTGAAGCCCGCCTGTTGGCAATGAAGGTCGGTCCTGTGGGTACCGCTGCGAAGCGTGCGGCTCGTAAGGCTGGTCCCGTAACCATTGTTGAGGTGACCGCTTAATGTGGAATCTTGAAGGCCTTACAGTAAAGGGCCGATACATGGGAGAATTCCCTGTGGTCGGCCGTGTGGAGCTTTCTCGGGTTCAGTATGGTGGCCGTGTGAGTCACCATATTGTCTTGGAAGAACCCATTGTGGTCTATGGCGCTGAGCGTGACCGGGTAATACTGGAACACGAACAGGTTGAGCAGGTAATGAACTAAGGCTCTATTGAGGTATACTGTAAGCCACGGGTATGATCAAGCCTGAGTAACTATGTGCATAATTGCGGTAATTCTAGACTATCCCGCATGAGCATAGCAAATAGTACAGTATACCTCAATGGGGCTTACTATTACCTCACTGAGACACTATAGGATGTTAAAATATATTGGATTAAGGATCCCTTACTGGATGTTAAGGGATCCACTAAGGGATCCACATGTTCATTCTATTCTTCTCTCTTCAAAAATTCCGCCGGATCCAAAAAGTCCCTGGAGTACGAGCTCCAAAAAATCCGCCGGAAAAAATTTTACTCTAGGAGTTTGATATGGGTCTTGATATGTACCTTCGTGCGAAGCTTTATTTGAGCAACTATGATTTTCGTCCTGATGAAAAGGCTCTGAACACCGCTATTCGGGAGACTCTAGGTTTCTCTCATTGGAATGATGAAACTGTCTCTGCGGAAGTTTCTCTGACTGTTGGTTATTGGCGTAAGTCTAATCAGATTCACCGATGGTTTGTAGAGAATATGCAGCATGGTAAGGATGAATGCCAGGAAGTTTGGGTGGATCGTGTAGGTTTGGAAAAACTACGGGATACTTGCGCTCAGGCTCTGGAAAAACGGGATCCTTCTCTCCTGCCTCCTCAGTCTGGATTCTTCTTCGGTTCTACTGATGTGGATGAGTGGTACTGGGAAGATGTGGAGAGGACACGGGATCTTCTGGATCGGATTCTGGCAGATGAGCGTCTGAAGAATTGGGAATTTTATTATCAGTCTTCTTGGTGATACATATGGATATGATTAAAATTGTGATTAACCGCTGCTACGGTGGTTTTGGTCTTTCTGCTGGAGCGTTGGCAATCCATGCTTCACGGACAGGAAAAGAACTGTATGACTGGGAAATTCCTCGGGATGATCCGATACTGGTTGAAATTGTAGAGGAACTCGGTGAACGAGCAAATGGTCCACATTCGATACTAAAAATCGTGGAAGTTCCCGAAGATGTGAACTGGTATATTGAAGAATATGATGGACTCGAATGGGTGGCAGAGCGCCATCGAACTTGGGAATAAAAATGAACGAGAAACTTGAAGAACTACAAAAATTGGCCACCGATGAAATCATGGGCGTGAAAATCGTGGACCAAAAAAAGTTTGCAAAACTCATTATCGATGAGTGTATCGTAGCGGTCAAGCAAACCAATACTCACCACGCTTATACCTCTTACGACCAAAATTTAATTCAGGCAACCATAGGTAAAAGCGTGGAAGCCATACGAAAACACTTTGAATGAAATCTCTGGTATTATCAATTACTGATTTTATTCGTGAGGATTGGAAAGAAAATCCAGTCCGCACAATATTAGAAATAATGGCCTGGACTACCAGTATCGCCTGTAGTATTCTTATGGCCGCTACAGTCCCGGAACCGCCGTTTCTGATACTGTATCCACTTTTTGTATTTCATTGTATTATTTTTGCATATTGTGCTTATACCCGTGGAAGTACGGGTATGCTAGCAAATTATATAATGCTTTCTGCAATTGATACCATAGCTCTCATTCGATTGATTACTTTATAGGAGAACACATGAGTCGGCCCGAAGTTAAAATTTTAGCAGTAAGTAATGTTTATTGCCGCTTAATGAATTTTGTAAAAAAAGGTGACCAAGAAATAGGACATTATCATGGGTATGACCACGGCACATTATTGGCCTCTGGTAAACTTTTAGTTGAGAAACTAGATGAAAATGATAAGGTGAACTATACAAAAGAATTTGTTGCACCATCTTTTATTTTTATTGAAAAAGATTCTCGCCATGTTCTAACGGCTCTAGAAGATAATACTGTGGCGACCTGTATTCACGCTCTTCGAACAATTGATGATGAAATTATTGATCCGGATTTTTTAGTTGAACAAAAAGAATTTGCGGATACTATTGAGGAAATTACGGACGAAAAACCTTCAATAGGTAAAGAATTTTATGATCGTGGATTAATTTATAAAACTTTGGCTAGCCATCAAAAGAAATGACTACTTTTTGGTTAATACTCAATTGTGCTTTTGCGGTATGGATGTTTAGCGCTGCTACTGAAGAACTCCGTGAGAAAAGTAAATTGTTTTGGCTGATAATGATTTTCGGCTCCGCCTGGAACGCCGCCACAGTAGCGGCCGCCGTGTTGTAGGAATACAACAAAATACCTGTTTAAAATCAAGAGCTTAGCCGGCTCTTGACAATTGCTCATTCTTGCCCTATAATGGCTACATGATGAGTGATAAGAAGATTTCTGAAATTTGTGGCTATGTTGGCATGATACTGATTCATTCGGCTACTCTGCCGCCAACATTAAAGGTTATTCTCGGTTATGCAACTAATCTCCCTCCAATTGAAATGATTCTTTTGGTTTGGACGGGATTATTTCTGTTTCTAATTCGTGCAATATCGAATAATGATAAGTTATATATTTTGAGTAATTCGATTGGTTTCTTTTTCAATAGTGTTTTACTCGCCATTATTGTTTTTAAGTAATGTTGCTTTTTTGCAACAGGCTTGACAATCTTCGAAACCTGACATATAATAACACCATGAAAAAGCGTTCTGACCGTAACTATGTTCTGTACCAGGTGACTTGCGTAGACACCGGTGATTCCTACATTGGTTTGACTGTCGCTCAAGGCCGTGCGTTTCTCCGCTCGGTCAAGGTTCGGTGGCAGAAGCATGTATCACGGGCATTCCGTGAAAACAAGAACTGGTCGTTTTGTGAATTTCTCCGTAGCCACCCGGAAGCTGAGTATCGCTATGAAGTGGTCGAAGTTGTTCGTGGTCGCAAAAATGCCTATCAGCGAGAGCGTGAAATTATCGCTGTCGTTGAACCTTCGTTGAATACTTTCTAAGGATTGAAAATGAGTAAGATGGGTGCTTTGGTTCTTGAGATTCAAGAAGCAATTTCTGAAGATGTAATGTCGTTTGAGCAAATCGCTCGGGTCTTTGATGTTCCTGTTTCTTGGGTGCTCGAAGCGGCCAAGATGATGGACGATTATGAACAGTATTGCCAGGAAGCCGTTGATGATACCATGGACGGTGACCATGCAACTGCGCTTGCTTCTGCCGGTTTCGGTACCGATGAAGACTATGGTGGTACCAATGATTCTTGGTATGAAGACCAATACGACCTCGGTGATTTCTGATGCGATATATAATTGAATCGGTGAGTCCAAATATTTTTTGTGTGGTGGATGCTTACACTCGCACGATTATGAAGATTCTCTCGGATGCGGAGACAGCCGAAGAATGGGTTGATTATTACAATGATATGGTCAATCCAGAACTTTACGGGAGCACAGCATAATGCGAGGTTTTATCAATAACGAACATGACCGGGCTAATCTCAGATTTTTGATGAGAGCTGATGAGGCGTCTTTGCGTGTTTGGTATAGCCAATGTGATGAAGATGATATTCGATATGCTCAAGAATTATTTGCAGCATATTCGGCCGAAATTAGAGAAATGACCCGAGAACTGATGCTCGAGTGTGAACTTGCGAAGTTGGATCATTTTGCTGATGCAGAGATGGTGATTTCTAATATTAAGGAAAAACAAAATGGAACAGATGGAACTTTTTGACGATAAGCAAAATAGGCGCTTTGGTGTCTTCATTGATTATGATACGGCAGACCGAATCACGGTGGCTAACTTACAGAGTTATGGTAATTCTCTGATTGAACAATTGAAAGACCATTTTGAAAAAGGCGCATGGCTGCATCCTGAAGATATTCCAGCCATGGAAAAAACTGTCGAAGCAATTCGTATTGTATTGAAAGATTACGGTGAAACTCTCTAGGATTAAACCTCGCAATTTGGTTGCGAAGGATTTGCGTACACCCAAATATCGTATGCGTGTTGTCGCTACGAAGAAACTCTACAATCGTAATGTAGAGAAAAATAATACTCGCAAGGAGGTTGCTTATGTCGGATGTTTCGAGTGAAACTTTCGATGGTTTTTCTTTCACACCAACTGACGACGAAGAAGATTTGGAATTAGCATTCTTCAAAGTGAAGCGTGAAATGGGAAAACCAATCGACTCAACCTCGGTAGGCGACATGTTTCATGTGGCCTTTTTTCGTATGAGCAAAAACAAACCGCCCGAATTCGATGAAGAATTTGAAGCCGTTTTTGCTGATCCGAAAGTGTATGTACAAAATTTGATCGGCGCAAAGATATGCGGTACATTTCTACGCAAGACCGAGAACTCTGGTAATTTCTGGAAAGAATACCTCAATGACCTGAAGACTCAGTGTAAAATGACTCAAATACAAGTATTGATGCAGGCGATTTCGAAACCAAAAAATTAATTTATCGAGGACTATATCATGCCTAATTGGTGTAATAACACAATTGAAATTCGTGGTCTAAAAGAAGAACTGGACGACTTCGAATCATTTCTCAAAGAGAAAGATGGTAAAGACTGGTTTACATTCTTTCGGCCACTGCCTGATGATTTGAAAGATGATGGTTGGTATGAGTGGTCAATCAATCATTGGGGTTGTAAATGGAATTGTGATGCACAGGACTGGAATCGTGTAGATGAAAATCTAATCACATTTTGGTTTGATTCGCCTTGGGGGCCGCCAATTGCTTTGTATGAGTTTATGACCGAAGAAGGTTTTAATGTTTATGCTTCTTACCACGAAGAAGGTATGTGCTTTGTTGGTGAATTTACCGATGGTTTTGATAGCAATTTTGAATACAGTGATGTAGAATCACTAGATACTGTTCCAGATAACTTGATTGAACAGTGGAATTTGCGTGAAATGCTTGAAGACCGTGAATTTTGGGATAAGGAAGATGATGATGAGTGAAAAATCTATGAAAAAAGACAGTCAAATCAACACTCCTGAAGGGAGAAAGTGGCTGCGAGACATGTTGCGAGTCGGTGAAATGACTGTGACTTTCGAAAAACTTGACGGAACGACACGAGAAATGCGTTGTACTTTGCTCGAGAGTGAAGTTCCTGAAGAAATGAAGCCAAAAAACAGCGGAAAAGCGCAAAGTGATGAATCGATTGCTGTTTTTGATCTTGAAAAACAAGCTTGGCGTTCGTTCCGTTATGATTCCGTGCGACAAATTCGTTTCTCTATTGGTGAAGAGGTGTGAAAATGAGTGAAAAGCGTCTTTTTGTTATTGAAACTGTGAACAGTTTTTCTGAAGTTCACATTGTTGAAGCAGAAAATGAAGAAATGGCGAAAAAAATTGCTGAAAATTCAGACTACAATGCTTCAAAATGGCTCGGAAGTCAAGTTTCAAATGTTTATGACTATGATGAGCGTGAATTGCCTCGCTTGAAAAAGTTGGATTCATACTTTTTTGACGGATACGCTTGTGTTGATGATGAAGGTTACTTGTATTATCGAAAAATGAACGGCGAATTCAATGGAAGTATGCCTCGCAATAAAATTTTCGAAGAATAAATGTCCTGTCTAATCAATGGCGAACTGAAAATGCCGCCGAGGTTGAAAAACTCTCATGGGGGCACTGAAAACATGGCTCGGCTTTTTCTAAAGTATGTGCCTGCGGACAGTTACAGGAGTTTTCAAGTACATGTTTCAAAATTAACACAGGAAGTTGATCCCACAAAGAAACAAATTTTGTGGGCAATGGACAATCATTGTGACCAAGACACTCCAATTGGAAAATTGGTCTTTGATTGGTATGTTTTTATTTCGGATTGGCAACGAAAGCAATATTTGCGTGAACATAATCTACCGATTGAAAAAACATCGGTGATTGAGAACATTATTGATTTTGTGCCAGACTTGTCGATTCAGAAGCCGACTGACAAAGTGCATTTTGTGTATGCAAGTGTGCCGGATCGTGGCCTTGATGTTTTGTACGAATCATTTAACATACTTTCGCAAAAATTTCAGAATTTGTTGCATCTAACTGTTTTTTCTTCATACAAACTCTATGCTTGGGATGAAGTTGATCGGCATCACGCATCTCTGTTTGAAAAAATCAAAGCACATAAAGATATAACCTATCACGGCTTTGCGCCAGATTACAATGAAGTGATTCAAGCGAAGTATAAAGCACATTTCTTTCTTTATCCTTGTACTTGGCTTGAAAATTCTTGCATTAGTCTGATTGAATCATTAGCCTGCGGTTGTATTTGTGTGCATACTGATTTTTCAGCAATGCCTGAAACTGCTGCTGGTCGAAGCATTGTGTACGAAATGCCGTATAGCCGTGAAGAACACATTATGAAGTGTTGTTATATCATGGATGATTTGATTATCAAGTTGTTGAACAATCAAAAAATTATGCCTGATTATGAAAGACTGTTGTATAGGCACACACCAGCGCATTTTGTCGAAAAATGGCTTGACTTGTTCAAGAAATTGAGTTAAAATAGTTTTGTTCTTTAAAAATGTGTGCCCCTGTAGTTTAATGGTAAAACAGCGGATTTATATCCCGTGAGCAACAGATAATTGGCCAATGTGGGTTCGAATCCCGCCGGGGGTACCAAGATAGGAAGCGTGGCAGAGCGGTTGAATGCACAGGTCTTGAAAACCTGCGAAGGTTAAAATCTTCCGTGAGTTCGAATCTCACCGCTTCCGCCATATGCGAGTATAGCTCAGTCGGTAGAGCACCGGACTTTTAATCCGTTGGTCGTGGGTTCGAATCCCACTGCTCGTACCATATTGAAGCACATTTAATCGAAAGCGTCCTCAGAACAGAAGTGACTATCTGGTGAGTATGCAGGTAGAGAGGTGTAAAAAGCCCCCGCTGGTCACGGTTACCTCAAGTGTGTTTCAATATGGTAAAAAATTTAGGGCCGGTAGCTCATGCTGGTTAGAGCAGCGGACTCATAATCCGTTGGTGGTCAGTTCGACTCTGACCCGGCCTACCATTTGTTTAATATATAACTGTTGATATGAATATTGAAAAACAACGTAAGATGATGGGCGCACTAAAGTCATTTGATGTAAGTGACCACAATGTTTATGATTCTAAGGGCAAAGATGCTATGTTGAAGTTTTTAAATGCAAAACTTGCTCAATATAATTTGAAAACGATAGAAAATCCAAATAAGTATGGTATAGACTTACTTACATTAAATGATTTGAATAAAGTGGTACATTGTTGGGAAATTGAAGTACGACATGGAAATTGGCAAGGTGATGTTTCGTTTCCGTTTCGTGAAATTAATTGTATCGAAAGAAAAGATTATCAATGGCGGCGAGAAGAAGAATTTCTAAACAAAATTCCCTTTAACATGGCTAGCGATTTCAAAATTTCTTATGTACAATTGAATAGAGAATGTACGAGAGCAGTTATGATTGATAGTGACACAATTCTAAAATATCCGTTGAAGCAATGGTCAAACCGCAAAGCTGAAGGCGAATATGTTAGACAAGTGCCTATTAAAGAGACAGTACAAGTTAAAATAGCCCCTATAGCATGAAGGTCGTGCAGTTGCCTTGTAAGCATCAGGTGGGAGTTCGATTCTCTCTAGGGGCACCAAATAACGGGGTGTAGCGCAGTCTGGTTAGCGCATCTGCTTTGGGAGCAGGAGGTCGTGAGTTCGAATCCCACCACCCCGACCAATAATAAAAACTAAATTAAAGGAGAATTCAAATGACGATGAGTGATGGTGGTAAAGGTTCTAAACCAAGACCATTTAGTGTTTCGCAAGAAGAATATGAGAAACGATGGGATGCCATCTTTGGTCGTGATTTGAAAGAAGACCTTAATTTGAAGAATGAGTTTCAAGATATATTGTCCACCGAAGATTGTCTTTTGGAAAGTTTTGAAAAAAGAAAAACGGGGGATTAGCTCAGCTGGGAGAGCAGTAGCTTTGCAAGCTAAAGGTCAACGGTTCGATCCCGTTATCCTCCACCATTTTATTCCGGAGTAGCTCAGTTGGTAGAGCAGGTGACTGTTAATCACCCTGTCGCTGGTTCGATCCCAGCCTCTGGAGCCAAAAATATAAGTATAGTATGCGTAAGTTAAATTTAGATGAAGTGAAACAATTTATTGATGCACAATCGCCAGAAACAAAAATTTATCTTGGTTGCGATTCTGAACGGGTAATTGTGAATGATGTTTGGCATGCCGATTATGTTCTTGCAATTGTTATTCATATTAATGGTAATAATGGTTGTAAAATTTTTGGCGAGGTTCATCGTGAAAGAGACTTTGACCAAAAGCAAAGTAAACCACGATTTCGCTTGATGAATGAAGTTTATAAAGTTTCAGAATTGTATTTAAAGTTAGCTGATGTACTTGATGGTCGACATGTAGAAGTTCATTTGGACATTAACCCAAATGAGATGCATGGATCAAGTTGTGTTATCAATGAAGCAGTTGGTTATATACGAGGCACTTGTAATGTGATTCCTCTTGTAAAACCAAAAGCGTTTGCGGCCTCATACGCAGCAGATAGATTTAAAAGTTTAGCGGCCTAAATGCGGGTATCCTCCTGGGAGAGGACTTAGCCTTCCAAGCTAACGGAGTCGGTTCGAATCCGGCTACCCGCTCCAATAATTATGTTACTCACACAGAAAAAATCAACAAATGTAATCGTTAATGGCACTTTCGATATTTTGCATGTTGGGCATTTAAAGTTGCTTGAATATGCAAAGTCTCTTGGTGACCATTTGACTGTTGCTATTGACACTGATCGCCGAATTAAAACGAAGAAGGGCCAATCTCGACCAATAAATAATGAGTACGAGCGTAAGACTATGCTTGAACATTTGAAATCCGTCGACCAGGTAATCATCTTTGATTCTGACGAAGAACTTATTGATCTTGTGAAGAATTCTGATATAATGGTCAAAGGTTCTGATTACAAAGGCAAGTCAGTCATCGGCGAAACATACTGCAAGAAAGTGATTTATTATGACCGCATCGAAGGTTATTCAACTACGCAAAAAATTCAGAGTATTGTTGATCGGTGATGATTGTGTTGATGTATATCGTTATGGTGTAGTTGAACGATTATCGCCTGAAGCTCCAGTTCCTGTTTTTAAATTTTCCTATGATGAAACAAAGCCGGGTATGGCTGCAAATGTATTGGAAAATTTAAAAGCATTAGGTTGCGATACTGATTATTTTCACGGCGGAACTTCCAATAAAACAAGACTGATTGATTTGCGAAGTGGTCAACACATTGTTCGTATTGATGATGATTGTGAATGTGTGCCCGTAACTCTTAATGGTGATTTGAATTTAAATCGTTACGATGCAATCGTAATTTCAGATTACAATAAAGGTTCTGTTTCATATGAATTGATTCAAAATTTAAGAAAGTTTTTTGAAGGTCCTATTTTTGTTGACACGAAGAAAAAAGATTTGCAGCGCCTTGATGGTTGTTATATCAAAATAAATTTATTGGAATATAATTCACTTCAAACCCCAGCATTTGATTCGAAGATGATTGTTACAATGGGTGAAGAAGGTGCTATGTTTAACTCTAAAATTTACCCAGCGCCAGAAGTTGAAGTGGTAGATGTTACTGGCGCCGGCGATACCTTTCTTGCCGCACTTACATACAAATTTCTGTTAACATCCAATATAGATAAGTCAATAGAGTTTGCAATTAAAGCCAGTTCAATTACTGTGCAACATATGGGCGTTCATGCTCCAAAATTGGAAGAAATATGCGACTAGAAGGTTTTGTTGAAAAAGGTTGGGGCCACGAATTAATTTGGTGCACCAATGAAAAGTATTGTGGTAAATTGCTCAAGTTTAATAAGGGTGCAAAATTCAGTATGCACTTCCATGCTGAGAAAGATGAAACTTGGTATGTTTTAGATGGACAATTTATCGTAAGAGTTATTGATACGAAAGATGCAAAACAAAAAGAATATCTTTTGGAAGAAGGAAGCACTTGGCGTAATTTTCCTCTCCAACCTCATCAATTGGTTTGCATAAAAGAAGGCACTATTATTGAAGTTAGTACGCCCGATAGTGTTGAAGATAATTATCGTGTGATGCCGGGAGATTCACAAAAATGAAAATACTGTTGACGGGTTACAAAGGTTTTATTGGAACAAACATGTTCCAAGCATTGAAGCAAAAACATGAAGTTGTTGGCTTCGATTGGAGTGATGATTTTCCAGATGTGTCTGGTTTCGACTGGGTGATTCATCTAGGTGCGATTAGCGCTACTACAGAAAAAGATGTAGAAAAAGTTATGCGTCATAACTATGACTTTTCTGTGGCACTTTATGAAGACTGTGTATTCAATGATGTAAATATGCAATACGCTTCTTCAGCCCAGTTGTATGGACTCGGCACAAATTTTAGTGAAGATGCGCCTGTAGATCCTCGCTCACCATATGCTTGGTCAAAGTATCTTTTCGAGCGCTATGTTCGTATGAATCAATCGCCTGAGATTATTGTTCAAGGTTTTCGGTATTTTAATGTTTATGGTCCAAATGAGGCGCAGAAGGGTGATCAAGCAAGCCCATTTACAAAGTTTCGCAAACAAAAAGAAGAACTTGGTTATATCACAGTATTTGAGCCTGCCGGTAAATATAAGCGAGATTTCATTCATGTGAATGAAGTAATTGATTATCAAATGAAATTTTTGAATGTGAAAGAGTCTGGCGTTTGGAACATTGGCACCGGCCAAACAATGAGTTTCTTGGAAGTAGCACAGTCTATTGGTGGTGAAATCCGAGAAATTCCTATACCAGTTCATATTAGGCCCTTTTATCAGGAATACACTTGTGCTGATATGACGAAAACTTGGCAAACTTTAAATAAAATATGAGGATAATGGCTTACACTGCCGCACACGACAGTTCGGTTTGTGTTATTAATGACGGAGATGTGGAATATTTTTGTAAAGAAGAAAGACTGTCTAGAGAAAAAAGAGACGGAGCTCCTTTCTTGGCCGTGCAAAAATACAAAGAAAAATTTAATGGTAAAATTGACCATATATTGTTTTGCACACCTACCAATTTGCCCGGAGCCGGATATAATTTTGTTAACTATATAAGAAAAAATTTTGGCGTAGAACAGGAAAATTACTCAGCATTAAAACATCATATTTGTCATGCTAGTTTGGCTTTTTACAATAGTGGATTTGACGAATGTTTAGTTTTCACAATCGATAGAAATGGTTCTTTATTTTTTATAAATGAAAAACCAGTATGCCGTGAGTCGGAGTCGGTTTTTGTGTGTTCAGGAAATAACACAATTAAACCTGTTTATAAGTCATTTTGGGTAATGAATGGCCATGAGTGGGATTTGTATCGAATAAAAACTCAGTTGCGAGAATATTATGGTGATGTAGATTTGGAAGTTGATAGTCCATATTCAATAGTTAAAGTGTATGAAGCCGCAACAACTTTAATAAAACAAAATGTACTTGAAAATGGCAAAACAATGGGTTTATCATCTTATGGTAGAAATAAAGAATATGATCCACTTTTTATAAAAAATAGACCAATACCAAATCACTTTGTTCAAATGTTTGATTTAGACAATGAACACGGAGCTGTACATTTTTCAGATTCTTTGCATCTAATTGAAAAAAATATAACACCAGAAAACTTTCAATATTATGCTGATAAAGCTAAGCAAGTTCAAGTACAAACGCAAGAAGTGGTTTGCAACTTAATTGAAAAATATGTTAAACTTACAGGAATTAAAAATGTTTGTTTAGTTGGTGGTTATGGTTTAAATGTCGTTGCGAATGGTTTTTATATTAAAAAATTGCCAAATGTTAAATTTTATTTTGAACCTATAGCTGATGATGCTGGCATTTCAGTTGGCGCATCAATGTTAAAGTATTCTGAGTTGACTGGTGAGAAACCCTTGAGCATCAAAAATAATTTTTTTCATTTTTATGATTTCGAAGAAAAAATTAATGAAGGAGAGCAATCTTCGCTTGAAGAAATTTGTAACTTGTTAATTTCTGGAAAAAGTGTGGCTATATTTGAAGGACAACCAGAATCTGGTCCTA